TTTTAATTCATCTAAGTTATTAAATATTCTGCCTAAATCTTCTACAGTTTCTTTACCTATTCCTTTTATTTTAGTAAGTTCAATATACCAGGGAGTTTCTACTTTCTTTTCTAATCTCCAAGGTTCATGTTCTCTTATCCAATCAATTTCATCTCTATCACTCATGATAATACTCTTGTAAAACTTACTTTCCCTCCTATTGAAGTAAGTTGATCTTCTGCTAATTTTCTCCAAGAATTTGAACTCATAGTTTCTCCACTATCTTCCATACTTAATTCACCAAGACTTATTTTCTCTCCGCCTGCTTGTGCCTGAACAAAATCTATTGCATCAGCTTTAGATAAAGAAACAATAGGAGGTTGAAATTCTGCGCTTATTGAATTAGACCCAATATTCTCACCGACATAATTAGCCACGTGTTGTCGGTTCATATCAACTAAAGCTATTAAATTAGCCCCGCTTAAACCAGCAGGCACATTGTTAAAACTAGTCTGAATAAAATTCGCAATACTTCCTATAGTGGATAAACTCATTAAATATAGGTTATATTCAAACCTAACCCCGATTTACTTGCTCCGACACTACTTCCTACTACTCTTAATACCGAATTTAATGGTATATCTGCATACCATGATGTATTAGTCCCACTTAATGAATAATCTGTTGTGCTTACGCAAGATGCCTTTGGGAATACTACAAAATTCTCAGCTATCATATGTCCATCAGTACCTGATATTATACCCCATATCTGAGTCGCAGCTCCACCAGACCTATATATAGCCAAACTTCCGGTAGCTGTTTGATTTCCTGCTACCCACTCAATTGCTTGAAGTTGTCCATTTAATGTAGTATCTGTATAAACGTCGAAGTGTGCGGCTCCTCCTGTTATGCTTCCTATAGGAAACGAATATTGTTTTATTCTATTTCCTACATCTACATTAAGTCGATTGTCACTAACATGAGCATCCGTACCACTATATGTTATAGTCTGCTTGAATGCCATTTTAAGTTCCAGAAATTAATCTATTCCACTCAGAACCACCTTGAGCTACGCACATATAATAATTTGGTCCTTCTATATCTAATACAATATCAGAACCAACGTTACCAGTTAAGATATCGTTTGGCGTTCCTCTATGTAACATAATTCCAGCTGTAGCTAATCCTGACGTGCCTACACCCTTTCCCATTCCATCGATAGTCCCTAAAAGACTACCTGCTTGTGTTGCCATTTCTTTTTATCCTCCCTTCTATTTGTATTACTATTTTATTACTATGCCTTTCGGCTTGGGGTTTTTGATTTCAGCAGATTTCCCAAAACTGCGTAGTTTAATGTTAAATTAACATTATTTAAGAGGTTGTAATCTTGGAGATTGCTTTTGTTCGCAAATAAGATACATCAATTCTTTGAGTTAAAACTGCACCTTCCATATCGTATGTAGGTAAAGTTAAATTCTCCATAGTGATGTCTCTTGCAATTGCGATTGCATAAGCTTGTGTTCTATCAAAAATATATCCACTTGTTGCTACTGCACTTGCTCCTGCATTCGCACTAAATGTAGTAACATTTAATCCGAATATAGTTCCAACACGTCCAGTACTCATCATAGTAGTATTACCTGCTTTGTCTGCTTCTACAAAAGTGTCAATATTCATTAAATCAGAATATTGCTCTTCACCTAATAAATAATCACTAGGCCTGTAATCATTACTTCGAACATCATAGATAGATTCTGCAATATTAGCTATTGTAACTGCTGCTCCACCTGCTGTGGTTGCATTAGCGTTATCAAGTTGTGCTAATATTAAGTTAGTCTCATTTTCTGCAAATCTTCGACCTGCTACTCTAATATTTCTATTGAATAACTCAACTTGAGAATCTTCCATCATCTCCCTTGTGATTCGAATAGCTACACCATATTTAACTGGTGTAAAACTAACATTATCAAACTCAATATTATCAAGAGGTACTTCTGCTCCTTCACCAACTTGTCTAACATCCATTGTATTAGGTGTCTCTAAGTTAATGTACATTGTACTGCCCTTAAATTCATTAGGTCCAATAACGAAAGCTGCCATCTCTCTAGGAATAAGATTTTTTTCTACTTCTTCAATTACTTGAGGTAATATTAATTGTGGAATTAATTCTTGTCCTGCTGTCCCATCTGCTCTGCTTATGTACTCGTTTAATTTAGTCATTGCCATTTTATAAGTTTAGACTAATAAGTGCATAGTAAGATGTTCCAGATGCTGACGTACTTAATGCTCGTCCGATTGGAGTTGATGCTAATGTTCCTACAGATACAGAACCTATACTTTTTAGATTCTCTACTGCTCCAGATTCATTATGCTCTACAAGTGCTCCACCTGAAACAACACCACCAGCTGAACATAAATATGCTCCTCTAGTTGCTACTGTTACAAGTCCATCAGAACCTGCATTATTAAGTGCTATACCATTACAAAGTTTATCGTCTATAGCGCCTATAACCGTCAAATCTCCATCTGCAAAGGATGAAATCTGAGAACCAACCATATTAGTAACCCCTGAAATACATACAAACTGTCCACCAGAAATTGTTTCTAGTGCCTTAGCTGTAAATGTTCTTGGATTACCTCCATCGAATACAACTACTGCCCCCAAAGGGTTAGTTAAAACTTGTGCTGTTGTCATTAGTTATATACGTATGACTTTCTTTGAATTCCAACAGATCTATGTCCTTCTGTGAACATATAATCTCCTTTTTCTTCAACTTCTTCTGATTCCTCTTCCTCTTCTTCCACAGGAGTAGGTTCTGGTGCTTTTACTTCTGGTTCTACTTTTGGTTCTACTTCATCTGCATCAGCTTCCATTAATTTAAGCTGTTTCTTTTTAGCTTCAATTCTTAATTTTTCAATTTTCAAATCAAGAGCTTTTTCTTCTTCACTTATTTCCACTTCTGATTTTTCTACAGAAATAGGTTTATCAGTTGAAATTTTTTCTTCAGTCATTTTATTATCCCCCCTTTCATTACTTTTTGGATTATCAACTTTTGTTTTTGTTTCTTTTGTTGAATGTAATTTGTAGGCATTGTTAAACGCTACAGAGAAAGTAGCCCCGCCATCTGCTGGAACTGCTACTAAACTTAATTCTTTAAATTGAATATTATGAGGTATTACTTCTCCTGTTTCTGTTTCTTCTATATCTTCTGGTCTTACATGCGCACCTACTGAAACAGAACTAAGTAATTTGTCTTGAATAAGTTGTTTCATTTTAGTATCTTTTACTACCGCTTTAAAAGGGATATTTCTAAGTGTTTCATTCCAATAAGCAGAGTTTACTTTTCCTACAATAGAATCTACTGAATTATTATGATCTTTTAATAAAGGCACCCCAACCAAAGTACTTGCTGCTTTACTTAATTCTTCTCCTATAAACTTATGTCCATTTGATGTAGTTGTTTCATTAATCGCTATTCCATTTATAGTAAAATCACCATCTAATTCTGCACTTGATTCTATTGGTACAAAATACTCAAACATTAATTCATCCATTTTTTAAACTACCTATTTAATTTAACTAAAATTATTATATAAATATTAAGATTTGGTATATATATTATTAAAAATTAATCTATAGGTGTCTCAAATTCGCCATTAGTTATTTTTATTACAAATTCTTTTTGATTTGAATCTTCTATCGTTCCCATTATACATTCATTCTCCTTCTTATTTGAATTCTATTTGTTGTTTGTTTGTTCTCGCCAGTTATTCCTAAATCTGGTATTCTTTCTCCTCTTAACTCTGCGTCAGTACCAAATAATAGATTAGATCTGCCTAGATTAATTTGTTGTGCTCTGGTTGGGCTTATAATCGGAATAACTTGAGTGCTTATTTCAGAACCACCTATTATGTCATACTCTAAATCTTCTGAATAGAATTCATCAAAGTCACCTAATTTTTGATATACTACTCTTTGCTGACTTATTGGATCTATATGAATTGGCATTATCCTTCTAAAAACATTTTTTGATTTAGTTTAATTTGATTTTGTGTATATTCATGGATACATTGACCGCATATCCACATTTGGTTCATATAACAAATTGCTTTATTCTTTTTGCATTTAAAACAAATTGGTCTGTTTTCTTCTGTTATTTGCATTTTATTCTACCAACCCAATAATACTACAACGACACATAGAATGAATTGGGGCCATATTAATACCTGACATTCCATCTTTAGTTAAAAATACCTGACCATTTAAACTTTCACATTGAGGACAAGTTCTTTCGTCTAATGCTGCTAAAAATCTAAAAGAAGTAATATCATTATCTTGGTACATATCTCTTAATCCTACATTTGCTAACCTTACTGTTTCTGTTCGTGTTATATTAATTGGTCTTTGGGATGCAACAAGTGTAATCTTTCTTGTGCCGTCTTCTTGTATTTGTACTCTGTCTTTTAGATTAATTGAGTTTTTTATATCTCTTTCTATTTCTCTTATAGTTTTATTTTTTTTAAATCCATCTTTTAATATTATTCTTAATTTTTCTACATCTCTTTTTGGCAATAATCCTAATTCTAAATCTGATTCTAGTATTGCACTTAAATCTTCAAATTTTTCTGTCCTTAAGTTTCTTAGTATTTTAACAAGATAATCAGAATAATTAAATCCTGCTATTTCTTTTAGGTTTACATATTGGCTTAACTTCATATTAGAAAAATCTGTTTCTGTTAAATTTACTTTATCTGAATCTTTAAATCCTTTTATTTGTGCTAATCTTTTTTCTGCTTCTTCTTTAGTTTTATAGCATCCAAAGTTTTTTCCAGTTTGATGAGAAAATACACAAAATTCTCCATTAACTTTTTTAATGAATTCTTTTAACATACTTTGATTAGCTGTTTTCTTTGCTCCTGGCACTTCTGGTTGTGGTATTTTAGTTTCTTCTTCTTCTCTTGCTTGATCTACTTGCTTTTTTAATTCTTCTTTTTCTTTGTCTGCTTCTTCTCTTGCTTGTTCTGGAGTTGGTAATAAATCCACTACATCAAGACCTAAAATAGTTGCATATTCTATTTCTAATGCTGCTCTAAGTTCAGGGGATATATCAAATAAACTAAGTGCTTCTTTTATTTTAGTAAGTCTTTCATTCTTTTCATCATCACCTGGCAATTCCCAAATAAACTCAACCTTTTCATCTAATTTAGGAGATTGACTATTTAGATAAGGTCTAAATATTTGTGTTTCTATTATTTCTTCTGCTATTACCCTAACTGAATTAATAAATCTTAAAAATTCTTTATCATTTACTTTAGCAAGTCCTTCTGGATTATTTGCTACCCCTACTAAACTCATTGGGATCTTCATTCCTAATGCAAGTTGTTCTAAATCGTGTTCTGCTGATTTTGTTAAGTTATCACTTATACCTGCGAAGTCTATTAATTTAATATCAACATTAGAATCAGTAACCCATTCAGTTGAGTTGTTCATATATTGTAAATCTGCTTTAAATTTATCAATATCACCAGCTCTTACTCCTTGTCCTGGCTGTCCTAATTTAACATGAATAGGTGCCCCTGCTTTTCTACTTAATAATTTTATTCTATCAACTTCTGAGCATGCATAGTTTTCTATTGTTACTCTATTACACCAAACAAGTCCTTTTCCGTATGGATCATTAGGAGTTTTATTTATTGTTAAGTGTG